CCGATCCGTCGAAGAGGACACCACCGATTGCTCGTGGTGTGGTAAGAGTAGCGGCGGATCCCGACCACGCCCCACCAGAGAGTGTTCCCGTCCCATCTGTTATACTAGCACCGGAGACAGCGCCGGTAAATGTTCCCGCCACACCAGAGACGTCACCACTGAACGTCCCCGCCCCACCAGAGACGTCACCACTGAACGTCCCCGTGACAGCCGTTACACCCACAGTGACAGACAAGCTGTTGGTGTCTAATTGGCCAGTGATGGTAGTGTCATTTTGAACTTTCAAATCACCGAGAACGTCTAGGGTGATGTTGTTAGAGTCTGGTGTGATGGCAGTATCTGTGGAAGAGTTTTGTGTATACCCGATTGATAAACGTTTCGGGTTTTCATCACCATGGTGAATGATTCCCACATTTTGATTTGGGTAATTAATTATAATTCCAGTATCCAGACCAGCTTGGGTATTGTTATGAGCGACGCCGATGATACGATCTTCCACCACCAAATCAGTGTTTTTGATTTCTGTGATGGTTCCATTCCTGAATTGAACATTACCTTGGATTTCCAAGTCACCGTTTATATGAACATTACCAGTTGTTGTGAAGGCTGTCGTGGGGTTCTGAAATTCAATGGTGTGTGGGGTTGTATTACCGAAACCGGTCACGAGTCTGAGTGGGGGCTCAGTTGCAGTTGATGCGGAAGAACCCGACTCGGTTATTTCACCCGTTGTTTTATCATACATTAGAAGCACAATTTCAGGATTTGAAAAGTCTTCCCTGAATCGGATGGGTGAGAGATACACGGCTCCGGGATTGGTGACTTGCATTTCGGTGTTACTGGCATTGAAAACGATGGTATTTTCTGCCTGATCATCTAATGCATGTTTACCAAAACGGATTTTGGTGGATCTCTCCACCGTCGGCAAATTCTTAACCATTTAATATAGTCTGTTATTTTAATTCGCGTAAAGGAGTCCTGCCATTCCATTCTCGATACGTAGAATGTTGTAATTGACTGCATAAATGGGATGATTTATTGACATGTTTTCACTGACAATTTTCACTGATTCCAAACGACTAAAGTTTAGAGTTCCAGTGGGTTGTAAGGAACTCGTCGACAGACAGAAGCAGTAGAGGAAAAAGTCGGGTGAAGTGACAAAATTTGTGTGATAGTAGTTCATGACATCTATGAAATGTGGTTTACCCCATCGAGGTGTGCACAAGTCGAGTCCATTGATCGTTATTTTGACCTTATTGGATGGGGATGTAAGTGCACCATCGGTCGTTGTGTCAGATGAGGCGATATATTTGACTGGATGATTGAAGTACAACTCTTGTGTTGTGTGGTTCGAAGGTAGGTTCTTTTGAACTTGTGTGATGAGGAGATCATGTCTCTTAGAAGCTATGTTACCTCTCTCTTCGTTATCGAGATAGTAATAGTTTGCAAACATTTCAATGTTATAGTTGGAAGCCTCACTACCCCAGTAAATACGAGCCTCTACATTGTGGTAGTTTAAGGCCACGAGGGGGAGGGCACACTGGGGACCTTCACAGAAGAAGAAGCGAAGGGGGTAAAAATAGGAACGTGCACTTACACCTGGGTGGGTTCCATTTGCAGACTTGGAAACGTTTTGAGCAAAAGTATCGATAGCAATCTTTTCAGTAAACACAGAATCTTGTGTATCTATGACAGATCCACCAATGAGAAGCTCGACTTTGTCGATGATGTTATCCCATCGCTGGCTATCGAGAGCTTTTGTTGTGTCATCTAAGGTGAAGTAGACGTACCCTAGAAGATCACCAGAACGTTCAAATTGAACACTTGACATGGAATTATTTTTCACCGCTCCATAAATCGTTTGTTTTTCAATGGACTGTGAAAAATTTGAATGTCTCTTGAAAGTGGAACTAAAAAACGATATCTCTGGTTTGCCAATGATATATTTATCCTGGGCACCAACAGCAATAAGTTGAGTTATGCCAGCAGACATCGTTTGTTACTTTTAAATGAGAAAAATTACAAATTGGGTTTCATACACGTGAATTTCAGGACGAGAAAGTTGGGGGTGCCCGTGGTATTGGGCACAATTAGCTGACCGGCTTGGTTATAGATATTTACAGTGAAGCGACCAACCTGACGAATTGGGGTGATATACTGTGTGCTCACATCATATTCATCCTTAAAATTGTTGATGTGGTTACCAGTGCCTACTGCGGTGACATCGGAGATGAGGCTCGCAAAAGCACCCTTCACGTTGCCGATTGTGCCAGCACCATTCAAGGTTCCAACCGCCCTGTCATTAAAGTTACTGTCCAGCTCTTTGATGGAAATGTAAATGTGCTGGTTAGAAGCCTTCGTGTGAATGTGAGAAGCCACGAGTTTAGCCTGAACAACATTTTTCAGAGGATTTTCGAGATAGCAGGTAAAACTATTGGCACTGCTCTGTCCGGTAGAATCAATAGTTATCGTGTGATACTCATAATTAAGATCTGGGATGGAAAGAACCATTTATATATACTTAGATTAAAGATCCACCGATTCCACCAGAGATGGAATAACCAGCGTGATCATTCACGAGACTCTGAGCACCACAGACTCCACCCGGGGTGAGGGACTTTGTGTAAGGGCTACCCTTGGGGGATCCGGGTGCACATTCCTCACGGTGCTCGAGATCAAAGATGGACTTCTGGCTGATAGCGTTGACGGTGATTGGCCTGGGTTGGTAGTTGCTCGACTTACCCTGAATAATGGTCAGAACACAGATAAGGGACATGAGGACCACAATATACATCAAGGCGTTGCGACTGGTCTTGTTGAGACCGAACATTTACTGTATGTTTATATTTTTTTTAAAGTGCGTTAAAGATATTTTTTAAAGTTTCTTCATAGAGAGTAGATGGACGGAGATATCATTCTTGATAGAGGACATACTACTGTTATGAAATTGGATGCTGATGAGCAGGCGCTTATGGATGAGATTGAAATTTCTGTTCCACAGCCCAGGCCCGTTCAGCGTCCACAAAAGAGTGCTTTTGGACCGCGCCCCCCCGTGCAACACCAGGAAGCTATGGATGCTTTCGTTAACCCCAACAAACAGTCCGCCCCGACACAACCCACCCATAACGACGAGGAGATTGATTACGGTGAGGACAATGTGGCCTTTGATGATGAAGATATGGGAGCTCCTGGAATGCAGGAGGAGAAGCCTTCTAATGGGTATACTTCTATCGACGAGGAGAAGTCTGATCTTCTCAACAAGCTCGCTCGCCTAGAGAAGAAGGGTTTTGCTGTGAATAAGCGCCTCACCGCATATTCCAATGTTGACGAACTTCGTGCTGAGGTGAAGAGAATCACTTACAGTATAGATGTCGAGCAGTCGATCCGGTTTTCGAGGCGTATGTTAGTGGCTTGTGTGACTGGTCTCGAGTTTTTGAACAAGCGATACAACCCCTTCGAGGTTCAACTTGAGGGTTGGTCTGAGAGTGTTATGGAGAATGTAGACGACTATGACAGTGTCTTCGAAGAGCTATATGTGAAGTATAGATCCAAGGTCAGTGTCGCACCCGAGGTCAAGCTGATCATGATGCTTGGTGGATCCGCTATGATGTTCCACTTGACGAACAGTATGTTCAAGACCGCCATACCCAATATGAATGACGTTATCAAGCAGAACCCCGACCTAGTCAAGAACATGATGCAGGCAGTGCAGAACACGACTAGGGACCCAGGGGAGTCGGCATCTGAACCACCCATTGGTGGCACGGGGAACTATGAGATGAAGGGTCCAGGTATGGATATTTCAAGTCTGATGGGTGGTGTCATGATGCCACCCCCACCCCCCATGAACACAAACTTGAATATGAACCCAACCCCAAGGATCGAGGAGGAGGATGATGAATTTTCCGACATTGTTTCAATTTCTGGAGATTCTACTGGTGGGGAGGTAAAGGAGGTAAACGTGGATCCCTCCAAACCTAAAAGGACACGACGGAAAAAGAAGACTGAAATAAATCTCTAAAGTATATATAAATGATAGCGTATTGTCCGCTGGAGGAATTGGAACCTCCCCCTCGACAGCAGGTCGTTGTCGAACAATCCAAACCTCAGGCCCCTGTTAAGGAGATGGGGGATGAAGACACAGAATTGAATTACGTCATCATAGCGTTCATAGTTGGCGTGATTATGTTAGCCGTCTCTGATTCTATCAGGGCGTAAATGGTAATCTACTTTGGGGTTTTCCCTCATTTTAAATTAATCATACACTTACCTTTGGGGAAGTTATCTTTTTTTTCCTCAATATATTTTCCATGGATTTTGAATCCCCCGTTTCTATACACTTTTGTTCTTTTGTAATACATTGCCGAGAAGATTGACCAAGGGTCATTGATGTCGTAGATGTGGGGATTATTCTTTTTTCCTTTCGTCTCTCTCATTATGCGTCCAATACTTTGAGTAATGTCAGACTTGGGGGATGCCAATATCACAGTGTCCAGAGTTGGGATGTCTAGTCCTTCGTGTGCTTGACTGAAAGTAGCAAAGATGATCTTCTTTTTTGAGGATTCTTGAAGTTCGGCTTCCTTCATACCTCCCATGTATAAACCAGAGGTTTTGGGAAAACACTGATGAAGAAGTTCACAATGAAGTCTCCTATCACTAAGAACAAGTAATTGTCTAGTCCCAGCTGAAGCCCGCTTCACCAACTCTACCAGCATCTTGTTCCTGGCTCTATCTTCTACCAGATATGTGATCATGTTGGGCATGGAAATTTTACCGTTCCTCATAGAGGGTGGTGGATTTTTGTAGTTTGGGGAGTCGTATATGATTGGAAACACCTCAACCTGTTCCTGATTTTTTCTTTCTACGGCAAAGAAGGTTGGGCCCATAAACCAATGTAGAACCTTTGTTAGGCCATCCTTTCTCTCAGGTGTCGCGGAGAGGCCGTAAATGTGTCTGGGACATATCTTGAATAAACTTTGACTAAAAACTTTAGCACAAATGTGGTGGGCTTCATCGACGATGACAGTTCCTATACTATCGAAATCGTCATATGAATATTCTTTGAGGGACAGGGATTGTAGCATAGCTATCACAAAGTCACAGTTGACCTCTTTCTTATCCTGCCTGACGATACCTATCGTAGCTCCGGGGCAAAATTGTTGAATTCTTTCTTTCCACTGGTCGGCGAGAAACTGTTTGTGCACGATGATCATGGTCCTATACCCGAGTTTGCAAGCTATTGCTAGGGACACCGTCGTTTTACCATAACCACATGGTAGAGATAAGACACCATGCCCTGCTTTAATTGCGGCATCAAGTGCTTCATTTTGGTGTGTGGCGTCTCGGAGTTGTCCAGTGAAGCGGGTGGTGATTCTCGCCGATTCTGGTCGTGAGTCGTGCTTTTGAACTCCCAGTTTATCAGTTCCGTAGAATCTTGGAACGCAGATTCCATTCTTAGTTGTTCTGAAAACTTTGAAAGGTGGTGGAGGAAATCCAAAGTCACCATTTACGATAGGTCTTACAGTAAGTTCCTTTTTAAAATTAACCAAGTTAGATTCGCTACTCTTGATTATGTATCCACTCCTGGTCAGTGATCCCATGTTAGTTATTTAAAGACTTGAAACTTTAATTGACTATATGCCGGTTGTAAACATTGACGACAACATTAAAAAGATTGCCCAAACCATCGACCAGATGACTCAAGAGATCTTCAGACTTCAGGGTATGCTCCAGACCTTTCGGGACCTGAAGAAGGGTGGTCTCGATACTATTGACCTCCCCAAGGACCCCTCTCAGGTCAGTGACGAGGAGCTCGAGAAGGTTGAGGAGGAGAGCACCCAGGAAAAGCCCGAGTGATTTTCCACATTCCAAACACCTTTGAATTCAATATCCACGTCTATAACGTCCCCCTTTATTAGAGACTGAATGGGACGTCCTTTGACGTCGCACATCACTCTCCTATAACGGAACGGAACCTTGATTTTAAGAACATTACCATCGAGGGGGTTGTCTATATTTTTATGCATGATGATATGACTCCTAGTTGCGTGCATTTTTTCAATAATTTGACAAACATTTGTAGGGACTGTTACCCTCAAATACCTTTTATTATTGAAATCATACATGGGTTCATATACTTGAGCCAAGAACTTCATTGATTCTTGTTACGATACATTAGAATTAAAACTATAAGTAAAACGAATGAAATAGTCAATACCTGGGAAAGAAGTAGTGGCTTCAGTGGTTGACGAGTCCCGAAGTATTGATGACTGACAGTCCTTGAAACCTCTACAGCAGATTCGATACTGGAAAATGGTGTATTCCTGGGTGACATCATACCACAAAGGACGACCTTTGGACATTTACCTACAAAGGGAACTTGTCCATGCAAACCCAAAACACCTGAGGATTGTGAAAATTCCCACTTCTCACCATTCCACTCACTACCCCAACCAATCCTGATGGCCACCGGTGGAGGTAAACCTAACTGATGTATCACTTCTCTCTTGATGACATCAGGTTCACTAGACAGAATCTCTTTATTTAGATCACATAAAACACACGAGACTGTATTGGAATTAGGTAAGTTCGAGACAAGGATATTCCATCGAGTGTTAACGAGTGTTTCAAACTCTTCACCGGCATCGACATATTCGTCATAGTCTAGAAGAACACATATAGATCCGTAAGTCGCGCTTCGTATTTTCTTCTCTGCGTCCGCCCCCCAATTGTCACCGATGAGTTTGAGGGCTGGGCTATTATCTATGCATAGAAATAACATCCCGTCATCTATTGTGGTGTTGTCATTGAAAGTGGCTTCATACCCATCCTCCATATAGCTCACATTTGTAACTTCCACACCAAAAACAAAGTTGACACCCGCTTGTAAAAGTTTTTCCTCGATAGTGTCGTTCATCACTTTACCAGAAACTTTTTGAGTATACATATTCGAAAAGAATATATGATCGATAGTTTTGACAAACTCAAAAACAGACATGTGACCCCAAGTGACACCGTCAATGTTGATTGGTAAATGTTCAATAATCTTTTTGCCACCCACAGAGAGTTTATTCTCAGTCGCTTCTTTCATTGAGATGGTTTTGTATTTTATGGGTTGCACAGTAGCCCTGAAAAACAAATCAATTAGTGTCATGTAGTCCTTTGATTCAAAGTTCTTCAAAAGAAATTGATAAACCCCCGATTCAACCTTTTCGAACAATTCATTCCATTCGAGACCCATCTCTTTCAGGAATGATTGTGTGTTTATGAAACCTTTATCGAAGAGTGCCCTGTGAGCGTGGAGGTCTCTTGTCTCTGTCTCAGGCTCCCACCAGGAACCCCCACCTGATGTTTTCCGTTCATAAATAGTCACGTCATGATCACCAGAGTTGATGATTTCCCATGCCAATGACATACCAGTGGGTCCAGCACCGACGATGTGAATCTTCATTCTATATGTAACTGACAAATTAAATGAAACCAGTTCTGCGACGTTCCTCAGGGGTCTTGAGAGCGTACATGATGATCAGGAATAAAACAGTCGATAACAGGGCATACTCGATATCACCAGTCGCACTGAAAGCAATCGCCATCAGGGAAAACAGACGAAATGGTTTGTTGTCGAAGAGCTTCCCAAGTCTCTCAGGGATTTGAATCGCGTTAGGGGCGAACAGTCCCTGATACAAGATGATGAGGGAAAGCACAATTGGTTGTGCTTTGATGAAAATTTCAGCTGGCTTTGTAACTGGACTGAAAAGGTTTTTCACTTGCCGTGTCATGTTATATTATACTTATAGAAAAAAGTATACATATATGTTAGGATATGTTGTCTATACTAAACCAGGCCCCGGTAGGTAAACCACCACCTAGAATACCTCAAAATCAGAAGTTGAAAACGTGGAAGTTTGCCACCAAGTATATTTGGAAGGAGCGCTTTACAGACGACAAAGCAGAGCTCGGTAGGTGGACCAAACAAGAGCTTCTGGAACTTGGACCAACATTTGTAAAATTAGGGCAAATAGCTTCCACCCGTGGCGACCTTTATCCGCCAGAGTTTACACGAGAACTTGAATCCCTTCAAGATAACGTTCCACCATTCGATTACAATCTAGTTAAGGATGGTTTGAACTTGGACATTTTTAAACATTTTGAAGAGACTCCTTTCAAATCTGCTAGTATTGGGCAAGTTCATAAAGCTGTACTAAAAAACGGTAAACATGTTGTTGTAAAATTAAAAAGACCCGGTATCTACGAAACCATGGAATCCGACACAGACACAGTTAGGAAAATCCTACAGTTTTTTCAGACGATAGGTGTTGACACTGGGAACAGTTCAGACTTTGTTCTCAATGATTCGATACAGTATCTATTAGGAGAAGCCGACTATGTTCAAGAAGTTAATAATGCAATCAAATTTAGAAGTGCATTGAGAAACGTTGATTGGATCAAGATCCCCCGTGTATACAAGAAATACTGCACTGATGAAATGATTGTAATGGAATATGTACCAACAGATAAAATAACAGAGATCAAAGACAAGAAGATCAATAAGAAGAAGGTGTGTGAAGCACTTGTAAACTCATATGTCATTCAGACCATGGATAGTGGACTTTTCCACGCCGACCCCCATCCAGGAAACTTGGGTATTTCTAAAGATGGAAAGTTGGTATTCTACGACTTTGGGTTGTTGATTACGTTGAGTGAGGAACTGCAACTTGGATTTAGTGACTTGTTTATTTGTATCATCAATCGAGACACGAAAGGTATCGTGGACACATTGATCAGGCTTGGTGTCATTGTTCCAACATCCTCAGATGTTTCTGACATTGAACTTTTTTTTGAGAACATTCTTGGATACCTACAAACCCTAGATGGGGGGGCAATCATGAAGGATGATCTTGCTGTGGAACTTGCCATGGAAAAGCCATTTGTTGTTCCAACCAGTTTTGTCTATCTCGCTAAATCATTTTCACTTATTGAAGGAATCTGTATCCAACTAGACCCAGACTTCAACTATTTCACATACCTCGAACCAATGATCCAGCAACAATTCATTGATTCTATAGATATAAGTGAGATGATCAAAAGAACAACCGAGATTCCAGGTAAAATTGGAAAGATAAGTTCGACTGTTCTCGGCCTTGAGAGGTCGAGAGCATCGATGAGAAGGTCAATGGTAAAAACGAGACAGGAAATACGAATCGTTCAATATACCGTGATTTGTGCCCTATTAGCTGAGCGGTTTAGTGATACGCCAATAGCGATGGTGTTAGCCGCCTTTGCCTTGTGGATTACTTTTCGTAAAGATCGATCGACTTAGGCTTGGTCTTGTTTTTGGTCTTTTTGTTGGATCCTTTTGCCTTCTTAACAATATCTTGGTGTTCCTTGAAAATTTCCTTGACACGCCTCTGTTCGTCACGGGCGATGTCACCAATCTTATCCTTGATTCTCTCCACCTCGGAGCTTCTCTGTTTTTGTATTTTCTTACCAACCTTCTTGAAATCGTCAGTCTTGGTGAACCAAGTGGGGGATGTCGTAATAGCGAACATACTGTTTGTTATACTCTAAGGACATTTAATTTTTAACCTTTTTAATTTTTCTTCAAACTCCCTCCGTTCCCCTGGTGATTCAATAGGTTTACCAGTGTTTAAAGCTTCTATCTCGGGACCCGTGAGTTGCATAGAGTTCACCCTAAAATCCATAAACGCCTCCATCGTCAGAGGGACGAGAGGTTGGATCAAGTCATATATAGCCGTGGCATACTCTCGGATTTCCTTTTGTGCGTGGTGATCCATTCTCAACTGTAAGAAATGCATCAAATTGTGTAGATCCATTTTCCATACAAAAGATGTATACGTGGATTGTGGTAAGACACCACGAGCCTGCTCCCTACACACACCCTTTTCAAGAAGTTGCTCGTAAATCTTGAACGCATCTTTGTATTGAGACGAAAGGGTATGCTTCAGTTCTTCACCTATGTCGACAGTCCCCTCAGAACCCTGGTGGTTCACCACGGATTGTCCACGTAGGATCTCCGGTTCGTAATACTCTTCATCAACGATTGAGTAACGTGCGGACATTTCATTCACAGATGCGGTCCTATGTCGAAGCCATTGTCTCGCGATATACAGAGGCGCTTTGATCCTAAATTTGAAAACCACCAACTCAAGTGGAGATGTATGCCAGTTTCGAATGAGATACCTGATGAGACCCCTATCACCTCTGGTCGTTTTTGTACCAGTTTGGTAGCTTACACGAGCCCCATCAACGATAGCCTTGTCGAGATTCTCTTGGGGCATATGATCCACGAGTTCAACGAATCCATGATCCAAAATTTTCTTCATTGTAAATATCTATCCGTTTATTTCTTTAATCAGGTCATCAAGATTGGTAAAATACCTCTTTAGGTCCTTCATGAAACGTTTGTTATTATCCAAACATTCACACTCCGGTTTGTTCAAGTAGATCCACGCAAGATTCGACTTTGAGTATTTCGTTCTCTTTTGGTTTTCATTGGGACGACGAGCTATGAGCTTTGTGGTTTTCTTCTTAGATTTAGGAAGAACCTCAATCCTATTGACAAAACTGAGTGCTTGCATTACAGTGTCGGCGAGGTCGTCCTTTTTCTTAGACTTTTGGAACACCTCCAACCAATCTGAGTTTGTTGGTCCATCTCTGATGAACTCTTCACATCTCTGTATGGAAACTTTTTTTCGTTTATTGTATTGAGCCTTCCCCGGACCAGCCACATCTGGAATCTTGTGACGAGCGTCGTAAAGGATTGTTTCCGCTTTTGGGCATCTAATGATGAAGTAAGCGTGAAGAAAATGCATCACAGATATCATTTTTTTATTGCGATCAGGTTGCTTCTCGATCAGAATCGTATCCGCTTGTAGAACCCAGGGTCGAGCATCCAGGTGATCTCTTAAAGAGACGTAGATACCATTTTTATGTTCGGGTGGTATACCATCAACATCCCACTGCTCGACACGGTTATGCTTTTTGTCATTCAGTAGACACAGCGCCAAATTCCTTATACCCACATCAATACTGAGTATCATTACTATAAAGAAGAAATATCTCTTTAAATTATACATATAAAGAAGACAGGGAGCTTGAATATATGTATAAATACAGTGTTCACAAACGGATTTTAGTTACTTACGAGCCAGCATAGCCATCATAGCTGGGTCCATACCACCCTTTTTCGACATCATCATCATCATCATCATCATGGCCATCGACACGGAAGATGCTACCACAAAAGGGATGAAAGGTCCGGCCATGGCCATAGCCGCACCAGCACCTATACCCTCGGCTCCAGCGGCCACACCGTCACCTATACCCTCAGCTGCGGTCGCGACACCGGCGCCTATACCCTCAGCCGCGTCTCCAATAGTGTCACCAACACCCTCAGTTGCAGACGATGTTGTTACTTCCACATCCTGGGAGAGTTCAGCTTCCTGGACAACTTCCTGAATGATCGTGGACACCTTTTTCCCAAGCTGTTCAGATACAAACTTGATGGTTAGGTTCTGATCGATTGGGCATTCGGTTTGAGAAGCGAGTCGCATCATTTCAATAGTTGGTGGGAATCCCAGTTCCTTCAAAACGGTGAACCCGAGGGGATCTTGCACTAAATTTTCGATCTTCATTGTCTGATTTGCCACAATTTCAGTTCTAATTTCGTTGATGACTTCGTTTGTGATCTCCGTATTCATTCTATTTGTGACATTGGTTCTGATTTCGGTGTAAGAATCTGTCTCAGATCCACCACTCATGACATCACCATAACCACTTTCAGAGCTTGTGTTCTCCGTCACAGCCTGATCGAGATTAGTTGCTATCATTGCACTCAGGTCGGCTGCGTCGCTTTGTTCAAATTGTGCGAGAACTTTGACATCTACAGTTGCTGTTTGATTGATAGGCATTCTACAACTGAGAGCCTGCACACCCTTCAGGTCCATCACCTGGTTTGCTATAACACTAGAATTGGTCATATTTCTTGAACTGTTGATTGCCTTGAAAACGTTTTCGTTCACGACAGTATTTTCAATGACAGTTTCGGATTTGGCTTTACTGCCACCTCCACCCATTTGATTTCTACTGAGAAAAAAAATCCCTCTCTAAAGTAAAATGAAACTTAACAATGTTATTTTTGTTCTAGCCATAGTCGTAATTTCTGTATGGATGTTCCAGTTGTATCGGAACAGGTGCTTCAATGTGGAATACTACTCCGGTATTGTGGAAGGTCTCGAGGAACGTATCAACAATTCTGAAAAACCTTTAAATTCCATATACGTCATGAACATCTTCAACCACCTCACAGATGATGAGAGCATTATTCAGGAAGCTTATAATAGTGCTGAAATGAACGACCGTAACACTCTATACATTTTATTACAGAACGTCAAGAAAGAAAACAAAAATGTCAAAGACAAATAAAATGTCGTTACATACTAAGCATGTTACTCTTATCAGTGGTCATCGTGGCTATCGCAGTTTTGCTATTTTATGTCAGGAGGGAGACTTATGTAGATATACGGTACACGAGGGGGGTAGTAATCGATATCATAGACGATGCTCACGAAAAGGGGGGGTTCACGGAGAATCATATAGAACGAATGGAGAAGTTATTGAAACCCCTCATGAAACATGACAGAGACAAAAAGACTTACAATGCAGTGTTTGAGTATGCCCGTCAGGATAGAATCCGGGATGTGGATGAGATTATTGATCTCTATTTTAGTTCACTCACGAAAAAATAATACTCAAGTAAAGTAATGAAGAACACCGAAGTTTCCCTAATGCTACTCTGCATAATCGTTTTAGCTGGTGTACTGAAAACTTATGTCAATAAGAACAGTATCGATAGAAAGATAGAAGCTGTAAAAAAGTTTATTGAATGATTGAGGAGAAAAAGCCAAGCACGTATCGCTCACCTTTTGTAACAGGTAATACACCATGCAACAGCTCACTACCCCTATAGTGCACAGCATCTCCCCGTCTCAGATTAAGAACAGGCATATTTGAACACTCGTTAATAAATTGTTCACGTTGTTTGATATTCATATCACCACCATGTTGTTTGAGTATCTTCTTTGTGTTATTTTTATTAAAGATATATAAATCACCACCTTCAAAATCTCTCGTGTCGGATAACAGTATGTTGATTGTCGTTGGTGCGTCGATCTCATCATCGAAGTGCATGATAAGATCGTTCCTTTCCCCGGGTTCATATCGTCTCAAGAAAGCGTAGTTTAGTCGTAAACTATACTTTGAAGCCAGGGAATTGTAATATTCTTTGCAGAGGTTCCAAAGTTCTTGATTAATTGGGGTGTCGTTGTCATAAATGGGTATTTCTTGCATAGGCTTGTCGTCCACTTCTTCAGGGGTTTCCAGGAATTTATATTTTTGTGATGTTTGGATAATCTTTTCACACATGTAACTTGGCACGATGCCCCTATGAATTGTTTTGTAAGATGTGTAATTATAGAGCACCACAAGAACTATGACAGCTACGACGAAAAGATACATCACTACATTTACACCAGGAAAAAAAATCCTCATTTAATTTAGTGATGTCAGTGGACATATATTCACAGGGTTATGTCAATAAAGGGTGGGGTAACCCAGATGGTGACAGCACCTGTAGAAACTGGGATGATAGTGGAAATAGAGATAACTGGGATGGTAAATACGTCAGGCGGCATACGAAGGGGAGGGCGGGTAGGAGACGACACTGGATGGTGAATACCAAAATAAATGCCGATGGCTTATTTACCAGAACTGACCAAGATGGTCATTCGGGAGAGGATTGTGTTCGACCCTCGGAAACTAGTAATGCAGGTCACAACCCATGTAAATTTTTGGGAGAGTCTACACTAATCAGAGATACTCCACAAGATTTTGACGTTGGGGCACATTTTGGGTTGAAATGTGAGGTTAATAAATCTTCGTTGGCAGAAATAATCGATAACCAAAGAGAATCTCAAAACCTCTTAGCTCCTTCAGTCATTAACACCGCTGGTCATCGAGTGAATTTTCTCGATCAGATTTTATATGGAACAGTTACAAATTCCGGTAAAAAGGCTGGTGGGGATGGGTTCTGTTTTGACTCAGCTAATTTGGACAAAGTGGTTGGTGCCCAAGGTCAGACATGTTATGAATTGATTCAGGGTCTCGTAAACAAAGAAACCGTAGATGACCTTGGATATGACTACTGCACGAACAACCGTGAAGATATCAGGTGTGCTTGTATAAACGTAACTGGTTTTGACTTCATGGAACGTTGTAAACAGAATCCCACATGGGCGGGATGTGCACAAATCCTCCAAAAGGCTGCTAAAGTAGAGACTTTACTATGTCCATTTGGATCCGAAGAACCGTGTCCAACCTCTGATGCGTATGGTGGTAATCCAGACTGTCTCGCACCCGGGGTATGCACCGGCACCCAAGTTGGCTTGGATGATGCCAACAAAATGTTCAGACCTAGAGAGGGATTACCATCTTGCAATGTTGACATGCATGTCTGTAATCAGCTCATGCAAGTCGAAGACATCGCAGCTGTAGCAGATTTAGAAATCAATCAAACATGTGAGATTGATGTGTTCAGGATGTTGAACGATCAAATTGCACGTGAGGCTGCTTTTGAGGCTGCCCAAAAAGCTGATGAATTGTGGAAAGAGAGTGAATATGAGAGGCAGCTAGCTCGTCAGGCTAGAATGAAAGAAGATGCCGCCGAAGCGGATCGAATCCGTGATGAACTCACGGATGCTCAGGCGGCAGACCGGGCAGCCGAACGGACTCTAGCGGGGCAGCTCGTAGCCCATAGGTCTGCGAATACAGAAAAACGACGAGCTGAGAGAATGGCGAGGGAAGACCAGTTCAGGAGTGAAGATGCCCAGAGAGCTTTCGAAAGGGAGCAATATGAATCCAGTAAAATCGCCGGTATGGACCCCAAAACACTCGCCTTCTTCGCGGTTGGGTTATTCTTCTTGATATTTCTTATAATTTTCGCAGTAAAAATCTAAACATATAGTAATGAAAAAGAGTTTGATTTTTGCACTCCTTTTGCTTATATTCGTCGGAGTTTTGTACAGGTACACGGAGAGATATGAATACGACAAACCCAAATTGGAAAAGAATGAAAAAATCACAGAGATTGTCAAGGAAAAAAACATTACACAGGAAGATCTAGATATATTGAAAAAGGTATTAAAGAGATGAAATAAAATTATGTATGTGGTGTTGGTGGTGTTGTCATCCATTCGATGGATCACCCCTACAATTACCTTATAAACACGACGACCGACGAAACACTTTTACAACGACGGGTAATTTTTGTTCTTGGAGTTGTATGAAGTCATACGCAATAGATAAGTATGGAGTGAACAGAGGTGGTATCATTTGCGGAAACATTATAATGATGAGACGAAGGATGTATAATCAGTCGGGTCACGTAAAACCTGCACCTTCTCGATACAGCCTCGATGTGTTCGGGGGAACTATGACGATAGATGAATTTCGTAAAAATCAGACTATAGATACGACTGAAAAGAAGGAAATCATTTCCAAGCCATACAAAGACAATGTGATACCCTTTGTTTCAAACACAAAAAAGATGGATGAAATAAAGAATGCTAATTCTAACAACAACGCGCTAAAGCTAAAGAGGAATAAACCACTGAAACGAAATCACAACAACCTTGAATCAGCTTTGGGTCTCATCATCCTTCCCAAATCCTAAAAGTCTCTTCTGTTTAGCAGTTGGTAAAGAACGTGGTAAATTATTTGATTTTCTACTGTGAATCCACTTATCACCGTCATGTGCCATCCAACATATGTTATACCTCTCTATCATTTTCCTGCACAAAACACAGGGTAATGATATAGCGTCTCCATTTATGTTTTGCCTAAACACCACCAAGTGTCCATGTTTTCTATGTAACCAAGATGTGAATTGGTGAGGTTTGTATCCAGATTTAAGACATTCATGGAATAATCGTCGTATCAATTGTCTCTCTGCACACATATGACTATTACTAAGGACAGAAGGCCCTTTAGACATGAAACTGGTCACTGTGCAGTATTTCATGTCCACAGTTCAAACAAGTTGTTCCTTTGTATACAAAATCACACCTTTCACACTCACTTAGGACTTCAATTCGCTTTTTTGGCACCAGTCCTCGTGAAAAACGAGTGAGTTCCCTTACTGTATAGATTCCGTACTGAATCATAACCTCCAGAGAAGGAAATCTCATGTACTGAAAGTACTGATCTTATCCTTAATTGAAGCACTGAAGACATTTGGGGAGCTGACCCTTAAGTTTAAGCATAGAAGCGAAACCGTCGATGATTGGGGGAACCATCGATTTCAGGACGATTTCAAACTCGCTGTCCTTCTCACCCTTGTCGATCTGTTCAATGAAGTGGTTAAGAACACCGACAACGAGCTTCTTCTTCTGGGGTCCCCGCAGTTTCTTGAACTTGGCAGTCTCCATCATGAGGCGGGTGATGATAGGGGGTAGGTCTTCCTTCGTGATACCATCGTCAATATACTCACTCTGAAGTTCTGCGACGGTCTTGATGAGACTATCACTATCAATCTTTCCAGCAAACTTTTCTAAAAATAAATCCATATATAGTATAGATACAAAATAAAATGGATTTGAATGAAATAATATCCAGTGTAGCTTTTGGTATAGGATTTTTACAAATGTATGACCAGGTCAAAAGGCAGGAGGAGAGAATTGATGAGATTGTCGATAAGAAGATGCTCTACATTGCGCTGGTTGCAAATTTGCTGTGGGTTGTTTACCAATATAGAAAGTTCGGGATGAACATATCCACGATATACACATCTGTCAGCTTTATCGTCCAATTATATGTCCTCAAAAAGATTATTGAAAAGGATCTTAAAGATTGAGATCTTATGTTATCCAGTAATGAGCTCTCTCATTCGTGCGTCCGTCAAGCCAACTGTCACCCCCAAGAAGATCTCACCAAAGAAGACATCGTCCTCTGTGAGGGGTCCTAGTCTCACACGGGTTGAGCGACCTAACGATTACCTCTCCGTTGCCGAGCGTGTGAATGGCCGCGCCGCGATGGTTGGTTTCACATCTGCTGTCATTGACGAGATTATGACAGGTAACTCTATTAGCACCCAGTTCCATGATAACATTGGTCTTTCTGTCGCTGTTGCCAGTTTGGCGTTCCTCGGAACAGCGGCGAATTCTAAAGATGAGGGTTACATTCAGGGCTTTTGGAAGCCTGAGACTGAGCTCCTAAATGGACGACTCGCGATGGTTGGTGTCGCTTCACTTTTTGTAACAGAGTCGCTGCACCCTCACATTCCTCTATTCTAGAGTCGGGGTTGGCAGCCATGTAACCCAAAAATTCAATCATTTTAACCTTTTCTTCCATTGAAAATGTTCCTGCCCTGTGCATCACATAGGCCAAGAGCATAGAGAGGATGTATGTGTTGAACACTATCTGTTTCATCCATACGTTTGAATTACATTAGTTTTGGTTTCGCTGGTCGCAGCAAAAAGAATGAAGCAAGGGGGGTTTAATAACTTCCATTTGCTCTCATGGGTCCATATTTTTTCGGTCCTGGTGCTCGCAGCAAAAAGAATGAAGCAAGGAGCATGAGGATGAACACCGCCATGTTGATACCACCGTAAATCTTTTCAGATTCTTCGACAGCCTTGCACTTGTTGTTCCAGTTGAGAACCGCGGAACTTCCCACGATACCAAAGATAGCGAAGAGAAGCATCATCAACCCTGTGAGCTTGGATCCAGCTACGCGCACTGTCATCAGAGTGCAGGGGATAGCTATAGCAATCGCGAGAGTGGCGACTAACCACTTGTTCAGATTTTCTTGGAGTTTGACACCCTTCAGTTCGGTGCACCGACCAAACATGTCAATACCGAGAGACGCTACGACTAGATAAGATGCGGCTAGCATTGTAATGAGAATTACCTGTCCATACGTCAGGCTTACTGTCATTTTACGACCGAAGTTTTTGGTCATTCCCTGGTAGGCTGCAGTGCCCTGCATCTGGGACATGGCACCCATACCTCGGGCCATCCCAGCTTTCATGAAGCGAGACATTTATTATAGTGAAAGAAAATATTATTTGAATACTTAAGTGTTTATAAATGTTTGGGTAATGTATGAGGAAAAATGGATCACCATAAAAAATTACAAGAAGACTTTGAGTCCCTGACAATTGAATGTCAGAGACTTGAAGAAGATCTCAAACATCTTCCGACAAATTTACGACTTGCTGGTCAATACATAGTGGTTGAACAGGAACTCGAAAGCATCAAAGAACTAAATGAAGAGTTTAAAAATACTACAAACACTCTTAACCGCCAGAGGGTCGTATTAGATAAACGAATTATGCGCACTCGCTTGAATATGTCTATACTTTCAAAAAGGGTTGAAAAATGCAAGACTAATTTTCAAGAATCTTGAGAACCTCATTGACTGCCGGGTGTCTGATGATATCATCGTCATCCATGTCTACATGTTCGATATAATCGGCGTCATACACGCTCATTCTGTATATTAAATTTGCCAATCCATTATCACTCCCGAGATCTGACTGTTGCAAGTCCCCTGTGATGATGAGTTTTGTTCCCTCCCCCACTCGTGTGAGTAGCATTTTCATTTGATTCGGTGTAGAATTTTGCATCTCATCTGCGATGATCAACGTATTTTCAAAGGTCCTCCCTCTCATGTATCCTAATGGTTCTATACAGATTTGACGATCCATTTGACTGTGGGACAGATACTTTTCAAAAATGTCATACATCGGCTTCGTCCATGGTTCCATTTTCTGGTCCATGTCTCCAGGTAGATATCCCATGTCTTCATCTGCGGCTACAATAGGTCTCGTGAGAACAACCTTACCCCTCGCAACACCACTGATACGTTCAATTGCCAGCTGGCATGCCAACATTGTTTTACCCGACCCAGCTGGTCCAGAACCGACGATGATTGGTTTATTAGATCTCAACGCTAGAACATATCTACATTGACCGGGTGTTTTAGGGAAGTTCATATATCTTATTTAAAGTTTTTTTCCTTAAATATATAAATGGATTTCCACTTTGTAAAGTTGATACACGAGGGGACATATCTCAATCTCGTAGATCCCAAATATAAGCCACGTTTCGTGTGTTTTGCGGAAAAATCCAAGGCCGATACTTGTATTGATTACATGGCTGATTTTAGGTATAGAAATAGAATTTGGCCATCATTCGATATGACGTCTGATAGAAGAAAGTTAGAAATGGGAAAGCGAGTGTTCTTTCCTTATGGAACACCCCGTATTATCAAGCGTTCATTGGCTATCGAGTCTTTTGACTTCAACACGATTGACAGAATTGCTCGTCAAACAAATGTATCATACTACTGTATTTTAAACTTCGACGTGATATTTTCTGGTCATTCAGAAACGATATCCCTATCTGGTCAAGAAATGGACGGAATAGCTGACCCGGGTGACTTTGGTGACTGGATGGATTTTAGCTTAAAAACGAAATGACAAATGTATTTAAATGTGTGGCATCCTAGCCTTGTTCGGTGAGGATGTAGAAACACCCTCATATTTACTGAATCATAGAGGTCCAGATGATTACAGTAGTAAACGAATGGGTAAATGCCGTATGGACTTTTATCGCTTGGCGATAAACGACCTGACATCAGGAGGTATGCAACCCTTTGTGAGGAAGAAGCAGATGTTGGTATGTAATGGAGAGATATATAACCATAGAGAGTTTAGAACACATGGGGAGTTCGTGGGAAATAGTGATTGTGAGGTTCTCATTCCACTGATAGAATCCTTCGGGATTTTGGGTGCATTGAAACAGATCAACGGTGATTATGCATTTGTGTATACCAATGGAGAACGTGTCCTAGCTGCTAGGGATCATGTTGGTGTGAGACCCCTTTTTTACACACGTTATGATGAAGGATCTATCGCATTTGCTAGTGAAGTGAAAGCGTTATTATTCCTGAATAGTAAAATCCACATTTTTCCACCAGGTCATATATACGACTCCTACGTGGATGATTTCATATGTTACCACAACAATTACTGGACTATCAATAAGTATGTCAAGAGTAGTCACAGCCGTGACATCCGTGTAGCTCTTGAGAATGCCGTGTCTGACAGGATTGACAATACCGAGCGTGGTATCGGTTTTTTACTTTCTGGAGGACTTGATAGTAGTTTGATAGCGTCAATCGCTTCGAGAAAGCTTGGTAAAATTAGGACATTCTCCATAGGACTTGAAGGAAGTCCAGATCTCGAAGCTGCACGGCTGGTTTCTAAATTCTTGGATACAGACCACACTGAAGTCACATTCACTGTCAGTGAAGGTATAAGCCACATTAACGATGTTATCCACTCTCTAGAATCATATGACACAACTACTGTGAGGGCCAGCACACCTATGTGGTTGTTGTGTAAATACATTAAACAGAATACAAACTGTCGTTACATCTTCTCAGGTGAAGGAAGTGATGAACTGCTTGGTGGATACCTCTATTTCCATAAGGCACCAAGTCTTGAAGCATTTTCTTGTGAAAATATGCGCCGTTTACGTTTGATCCATCAATTTGATGGTCTACGAGCTGATCGATGTGCCGGTGCACATGGTTTAGACTTGATCGTCCCTTTCCTCGACAAAAACTTTGTCGATGTATGTATGTCGATGAACCAAACACTGAAGATGGACCCCACGGAAAAGAAGGTGTTACGTGAAGCGTTTACTGGATACTTACCAGATGAGATCCTGTGGAGGAAAAAGGATGGAATGAGTGATGCTGTTGGCACAAACTGGGTCGACGAAGTTAGGCGTTACGCTGAAAAGGATGTTGATGACAATCTTTTCAGGGAGGTCAAATCTAAATGTAGACACCACAACGTTCCTCTCACTAAGGAGGAAGCCATGTACAGAAACATGTTTTGGAAAATGTATGGCAAAGACAATGATCACCTTATATCTGAAATCTGGCGTCCACGGTGGACGACTGTAAAGGATCCAAGTGCGAGATTACTTATAGAATAGAATCCCAATTAATATAAATGGCTCATTTTGTGAGAAGTTTTGATTGTAAGAATGAGAAGCACGCTATGTGGCTAAAAGATGTTGGTGAAGGAATGGCAAAGACGATCGGTGGTGAAAAGTTAGACATTTTGACGATTGTAAATGACAACCCATTACCCGGAAAACCATCGATGGATAACCCAGTGGAGTGGGCGTACGTACACTTTCAGTTGTGCATGAAATATGCTACCGCTGTTCTAAACGTCGACGCGTTTGTTCCTACCACGAAATGATATGTATTCTTTCAAGGTGAAATCTTGGGGCTCGGAATCAGCATCCATCCTGACGAGTAGAATTTTCCCGTAAACTTCTTCTGAACTGAATGGATATGGTAAGGTGTTTTCGTTTTTCGATACACCGTCTTCAGGTTTCATTATCACTACATCTATATCAGGCCACTGCCCTATGAACGTTTGTCGTCCCTGTAGTAATTTGAATATCTGGTTTTTCGATGGTGCTATATCTAGGTCTATTTCTTCGACCCAATCTTTCTTTTCGTGAATAAGCACTGCCTTGTTCATCCTTACAAGGTGGTGATAAAAAAAATATATGCCAATTATAAATGATGAAAGCTGCAGTCGCAGTTACTGTGTTGTCTGTTGTTCTTTATCTTCTCATTTCACAAAGTGAAAAATACAGGAGTGGGCGCCGTGACCACCGTTACGCGTTTGTTGATACTAACCCGGTTCGTCGTGTCTCTGGGTTTTTTGACAACTGCTCCCCTGAAAATATGGAAGACTGTTCCAGAAACAACCCATACAAAGGTCTTCCTCTCCCCTAAGTATTCCCAATTTCACTGAAAATTTCAGATTTTTCATTAAAATTGTTTATAGGTTTGAAGCTAAATACAAGTATGGATAACTCACTCAGGAACTATGTCATTACAGAATTTTCAAAAATCTTTGATGTGGGGTTGGAAAGTTCCATTTGTAGTGATCTTGAGAAATGTATAGTCAGGCATTCGAAGCAGGCGATCGAGAAGCGAAACGGTGTGGCTGCTTGGGATAATCATAAATTTACAAACATCTATAAACACAAATTTTTATCACTTAAAAATGCTTTCACTTCAAATGAAGATCTCAAAGATGATATCCTAAAACGGAAAATTTCAGTCGTCGAAGTTATAGCCATGAGACCGGAACAACTCCGTCCCGGGGGAGTTTATGCGAAAACCGTGGAAGATAACGTGCACAAGGAGATGCACAAAGAGTATTTGATTCGAAAAGCAGAGGAAAATCATGTTGGATTTTTCAAATGTGCTAAATGCAAGTCTCTCAAGACAACATATTACCAATTACAGACTCGTTCAGCGGATGAACCCATGACAGTGTATGTTTCCTGTCTCAATTGTGGGAAAAGGTGGAAATGTTAAGCCAGTGGGGAGAGCCAGTGAGGTCTGTGGGCATGTCACCGACGGATAGAATAAAATTATAGGGGAGTGTTTCTTTCATATCAATTTTAGTTTCAGGGCTTGTAAATCCCAAATAATCGTATACGATGTTGTGCTCCTTTAACTGGTTCATAGTGTATTTAATGATAGGCCCTGTTCCAATTCTCGCTGTGATTATCACAATTTTATAACCCATCTCACTCGCCTTATATAATAAATCAACCATGGGAACATTTATACGACCGTTTGTAAAAATGAGAGTATCATCGATATCAAACATGACTGCATCATTGTGATTGATCACACGGTTCGAAATATAATGTATACCAGCTGCTTTCAGATTATTCATTAATGTTATTAAAGATTTAAATTTTCATAAAACATATATGATCATTGATGTTCACTGCGAATACGATACGACACAGGTTGCTAAAGTTGTCCATTATGATGGCGAGACGTATATAGTCAAATTTTTAGAAAAAAAGGGTAGTAACACGTTTTGCTTCTCCACAATTGAAGAGACTATAACGAAGGATATGATTTCCGGTTTCTATGATGTTGAGAATCTTGAAGATACTGGTCATTACACGAAGGAGCGTGAGGGTGTGTTCGTCGCATATAACGAGAGTGACGATGAAGATTTTGTATGTCCCGACGATGAAAGTGATGAAAGTGATGAAAGTGATGATAGTATTTCACTCGATGATGAAGATGTCAATATTTAACCTAAGTTGAATATTTTGTATACCAGTATCATATGGATCATAAAGAACCTAAAAAACGTGTGACTAAAAGCGATAAGAAGGCAAAGAAGCAAGTGTATTCACAAAAGCACATCAGAAACTTACTTAAACAATTGGAGAGTAGTCAAGAAAAGAGAAAAGATGGCCCCTTACACCCCCCCGAATAATCACTATTCCCAGATGGACGTGTCTGATTATACCGAGGATCAAATTTTTTCATTCATTGGTAAGACTGGTAAGCGCTTTTACTGGCTGACACACAAGCTAGGTCTAGAATATCTTTGGTATGACAAGAAACGAAAAGTTATCGAACTGTGGGGACCCTATTACACACACATGAATCGTCAGTCTGCTCATGTCATTCGCTGTGAATTGGATTTTTTTCTTTCACCTAAGTTAGAAGAATCTTCACAAAACATCAGCAACAATGTTCAAACCACCGTCGAAGCGTGTTAAACACTCACTCGATACCAAGTTTGGACGCCCAAAAGAGGGCACCTTCTTGTATGATATTGTGAACCCCAAACCATACAAGGCTTTTGAGTTCCGTAAACAACCTGTCATGTATCAGGAAAGGTATTTGAAGGCTCTTGAAAAAAACAACAAGGATATGGGTATTCCATTTGTAGATCCCAAACTTTCAAATGTCACCCCGCCCATAGCCCGTAAAAAAAATGAAGAGCCTCATGTTCCATTTTTGGATCGAGTATATGTCAATCTAAAGATCCTGAAGAGTGGGATTGTCAGAGTCAAGGTTGTTCCACATTTTTTGATGCTTTACGAAAACTATTATAAACAAGGGATGAGACCCTCATTGAAGCAGATCATTCAAGCCCATAAGGTCATGGGATTCAGTGACAGTTTCATCACAAAAATTAAAAAGTCTGAGGAGAGGAGGCTTGCGTTTGCCAAAAAGGTTCCAAGAATATTGGAGAAGATATTTGACAGAGAACCAGTCAAAAAGGTTAAAAGGAAGGAGAAGGAGAAGGAGAAGCAGGTCGTCGATGATCTTCCCACTGAGGAACCAGAGGTTGAACCTGACCCCGAAGAAAATAACGCGAGTAATGAGGATTGTACTATGGATGTGGAACCTGACCAAGAAGATGAAGAAGTTGTGGAAGATGAATACTTCTCTGAAGAAGATTAGAACACCTAAGTTGAATATAATTTTATAAGATGTAAACCAAATATGTTTGTCACCAACGTTGTCGTCAACGATCACATCCTCGATCGCTCTTTCTTCGCGTCTTTCAACGAAGCCCGGGAGCACGCAAACAATCTGTCAAAAGAAAAAATCTGGAAACTTCCCAACGACACTGTATTTTTTGGAGACGTTGAAGTGAAGATTTACAACCCCGACCTTCGTGTAGTTAGCAATCACCGAGATGAACATATTCTTTCTGTCGTTGATTCCTAAAGAGATTGCTCACATGTCATGCGATCAACACGTCGTTAAGATACAATTGGAGATTTGCCAGATGTTGTACACTGCGTGGTATTTCTCTGGTCAAGAGGATTTTGTATTGGACAATGCACCATATACTAAGGATGGTAAGAGGCGTGGGTATTTACCTGCTCACCGTAAACATCCGATGACGATGTGGGTTGGTTCCAGTATCGAAAACTATATTTACGCGTGTGAAATTGGTATCGCTTTGACACTTGAATACACGCGTAGATATGGTAAATTACACACATGCGCAGAACATTTGAATTGGCTTCGTGTTAATCACCCAAGTCACTTTGAACACCACAGAAGTGAGACGGCTTATTATTCACAAGAAGGTATTCCTGAGTGTATGCCTGAGCAGTATAGATGTGAGAGTGTCGTGGATTCTTATCAACTCTATTACATGGTTGAAAAACTATCTTTCGCCAGATACAAAAACATATGTTCTGGGCGCTCGACTGGATCTTGATATCCGAGACTTTTCAAGTATGGATCAACTTCACTTTTGTCCATGTCATGTATTTCTACTATTATAGCTGGTTTGTGTTTTGTAATGATATCGACTGCTCCCTTCAGAACATTAATTTCATGTCCCTCTACATCCAACTTGATAAAAGATGGTGTTCCAGAATATACATCGTCTAATCTTTTGCGCTCGACGGGAATCGCTAATGATCGTATCTCTTTAGGTATGTCGAAACCACTATTTCCATAATTGATTACATCAATTTGGGTAATATCGGGGTCAGGTGTGGGGATGTAAATGTCAGTCGTATCAGTCTGATCTGATAGAGCATAAGGAAAAGTAGACACTGAGTTTTTCAATGTATTCCCTGTCACGTTTTGTTTAACGATTTCATGATATAGGGGTTCCCACGAGTATACGGGACCAAATTCAGAGAAAATGAGAGTGTTGTAGCCTATGTTGGCGCCGATGTCCAGGATATCAGTTCCTTCTTTGTAGTGCTTTCCCAAATCCTCTCTCATCCATCCATCCCATTCGTAACCGTTTGCCAGGGTTGGAGTGATATATCTATCATTGGAAATGACAAACAGGTCATACTTTTTATTGTTAATATGAACAAGTTTCAAATCCATATAAAAACATAACAACTTCAATCTTTAAATGAAGTCTACAACTTGTCCACATGGATTCTGGCATGTACAATGTAAAGACTGTAACGGTGATGGGATATGCATACATGGGAACTTGAAAGAATTATGTGATACGTGCGCATATTACGAAATTTGTAATCATAACAGAAGAAAATTGCGATGTTCTTTGTGTCGAAAAAGTCAGTTAAAACAATGCCACGTGTATTATAAAGCATGTTCAGTGTTGGCAAATACTTTACCGCCCCAGCTGTCAGAGTTGGTGCCGAAGAACGCAAGGTGGAATATCATCCAAGAACGTATACACAGTTTATCCAAGGGTTGAGAGACAAAGAACTCCCCGCCGTTGTCATACGACCAAGCAAAAATATCGCGGCATTCCAAGAAGAGAATGGTGACTACGGCGATGTTCAGATTGCTCAGAATGAACAGTTGTGGAAGGTCCTCATGGAGAGTGACGCCGAGGTGATAGTGGACAATACCCAACCTGCTTCAATTACTGAGAACATCATCCTGTTTTTCTTCATCGCTTACATTTTCACATTTGCACGGACTCTCTTCGGTTCCAGAAGTGAAGGTGGAATGGGAATGCCAAACCCATTTATGCGGTCGGCTGAATTTAAAATGGATCAAGAAGTTACTACACGTTTCAAGGATGTCGAGGGTATAGACTCCGCAAAGGATGAATTGGAGGAGATTGTCGATTTCCTCAAAAACCCTGAGAAGTATTTTGGGAGTGGTGCTCGGATCCCGAGGGGTGCGCTACTCGCTGGAGAACCCGGGACTGGCAAGACACTTCTCGCACGCGCTATAGCGGGTGAGTCTAGTGTCCCTTTTATTCAGTGCTCCGCTGCAAACTTCATCGAGATGTTTGTTGGTGTGGGAGCCAAGCGTGTTCGAGAACTTTTCGAGCAGGCTCGTGAGAATCAACCCTGTATCATTTTCATCGATGAAATTGACGCCGTCGGTAAAAAGAGAGGTGGTGGTAGCACCCCGGGTAACGATGAACGCGAACAAACCATTAACCAGTTGCTAACTGAAATGGATGGTTTTGACAACGAGACTGGTATCGTGGTTATTGCCGCCACAAACAGGATTGATATTCTCGATGAAGCACTTCTCCGCCCTGGACGTTTCGACCGTAAGATTCAGGTATCCCTTCCCAGTGTGAAAGGACGCCTTAAGATTTTGGGAGTTCACGCACGTGATAAAAAGCTCGCCGTGGGTGTCCGCCTCAAGGACATCGCGAAGCAGACAACCGGGTTCTCCGGTGCTGATCTAGCCAATCTTCTTAATGAGTGTGCCATCCGAGCTGTGAAGGATGGTGATGGAACGATCACGAATGATATTGTTGAGAATGTCTACCAGCGCATAGTTGTAGGTGCTAAGGGTGATGTCAAATATTCCGTGCGTAAAAAGGAACTCGTTGCGTATCACGAAGCGGGGCACGCCATTATTGGTGCACTTGTTCCTGACTATGACCGTGTTCGTAAAGTGTCCATCATGCCAAGAGGTGCCGCGGGTGGTGTGACCTTTTTTCAACCAACTGAGGACAACGCTGACTCTCCGTTTTACACCAAAAAATACCTTTACTCTCAAATTATGGTGGCACTCGGGGGTCGTGTAGCCGAGGAAATCATTTATGGACCCACATCTATCACTACTGGTGCATCATCTGACTACGCCATGGTGTATCAAATAGCCCGTGAAATGGTAACTGTGTATGGATTTGGGCGGAATAACTTTGATTATCGCAACCTTTCCCCAGACGCCGCGATGAAAATAGACGCGGAGATTGACGGAATTGTTACTCGCTGCTATGAAGGCACCAAAAACCTTCTCGAAACGAGGCGCGACGAATTGGAACACCTGAAGTGTCTACTCATCGAGGAGGAAATCATCGATGGGGAGAGGGTATATGATCTACTAGGTGTCTCCAACTGCTCAGAGTTTGATTGTCAGGTCAGTTTTGATTAGCGTCTGAGTGCTGTTGCAACCAGAGGAGCGGCTGAAAGCGCCCCCTGAATAATCTTTTGGGACCTGAACTGTGCAGTGTCCCCTCGTTCTACCATGACATCAATTAAAATTACATTTACAAGTGGGAACACGCGATTCAACACCTTAAATATATGATCGAGCATCCGCTTGGAAAATTTGGTATACTTCTCATAAGGTAATATAGCGATGAGGGAAAGTAAAACCATGGCCAAGTATTGTGTAGCTAAACCTGCAACCGAGCGATCATATGCATTTCCGGGTATAGTCGACAGGAAAGATTCGTAAATTCCCTGCGAATATGTTGGAGAAGCAGAAAAATAACTAAAATATTTTGTGAGCATGACCTTGACCTTAGAGTTCCACCCCTCGGATGGTATGGTCCTTCCGATGGGTCGTAAGAAGGGTTGTTTCAATAGTATGTTGAACGTGTTATCAGCCGCTCGAGGATTCTTTTGGAACATATAAACAATTGCAAATAGAGACCCCAGGGTTTGTAAAGCTTTGAGAAAGTTACCAGACTTTACAAACTTCGCAATAGTTCGTGCAACCTTCTTAGTTTCCTTTGTTAATTTGTCCATATCAACACTGGGAAACATTCTTCTAGTGACAGCAATTCGCTCTTTAATCAGCGCAGTAGCGTTGTCCCGTTTCATGGCGAGTTTCACAGATGTATTGACAGGAAACGACTTGTTACTAGCGTTGAAGAATACATTACCATTACGCTCCATACGCCCTTTGAGATTTTTGTTAACTTCTTTACTAAAATTCTCCTTAACAAGTGGGGTGAAATTTAACGCATTGATCTGATTCTGTGTGAGTTTGGGGATTTCAATGGCGTTGTAGAACCTATTTCCATTGAATGTAGTCACTCCAAGATTTTTACGAGCTTTCATACCCCTAAATCTGGTCTGGATCTTAGTAGCAGCTTTCTTTTTTTCAGTGGCAGCGGCCCGTGTAATTCTCTTCTGTAGTTGTGACAAGGGTTTATTGTCATTCTTACTTGTGAATCCCCGTTTCTTAGGGGGCATTTTATAATACCCTGAGATTTTTATAGGTTCAACTACCTAAGTGAACCCCAAACTTTACAAGAATCAAATAAATGCAGTCTCCTAAGGAGGCTTTCAAGCACACTTGTGTAATCTTGAGTCTCGTTTGGAGTGTAGGAAAAGTGCAAGATTATGTCCGCCGCTAGAGTTACTCCTCGTATTAGCGTCATCCAGCGTCATCTCAACGCAGTTGCTGTCGTTCCCCTTCAATATTGGGGATACACTATGCAAATGAGTGTTTCTCATGAAGACAAGGCTATTGATTTCTTCACTGAATCTATGACTGTCAATGACAAAATGGAGGTTTTTCACCGACAGAGGCGAATGATGCGAGAATTGTATCCAGAGTATATCATCACCGAGACACATGAGTAAAAAAATGCTCACCTATTACAGATGACAGCATTGGTTGTCGTGGCTGGACTTGTATCTTTAGTATCAAGTAGCGCCCTGTCTACCTCATTGACCACTTCGATGTCGATGTTTAACGTTTCCCATGATCAAAGTGATCAAAGTGGTCAAGGTGGTTCAGTCGTCAAAACTCGAGTGCACGAAAACATACTGGTTGAAAGTGACGACGGGGTGGTTACAAATATTGACAACGAAAGTGTCGAAAAGAAGTGTGATTCAACTGACACCCCGTGTGATCCAATGCAATACGGTAGTATAACTTCAGGTGAAATAGGTTATATGGACACTTGTGGAAATTGTCAATTTTCTGGTGAATGTTTAGAAGATTATGTATTAAAAAATGATATCTGTGTGTATAGCCCTGGAGACCCTTATCATGATCCTAACCGTTCACGTGACCCCAGTGCATCGTGTCAGGCAAATGCTCAATGGATATCTATAGATGATAACCTTTACGACACAGTCTTAAACTGTGACCGAGATGGATGCCGTGACGCAGCTTCCGATCGTTATTGTTTTAAACGTGAAAGTCAGAATAATTGTGAAGGTGTAGCATACAGAAATACTACCACTGGAGAAACAATCCAAAATTGTGTATGGATCACACCTAAGTAATAGTAAAATTTGATCTAAGTATTAGTAAAAATGTTTGCACTCCGATCTATCATTCCCCGTGTATCTCCTACATACAGAAAGCGTTTCGTTTCCAAAGTATGTAAGAGCTATTATACAATTGACAAGAATAACAGCAAACCCCTTGATAAAGTCGAAATTAATGGAATGTTCCACGTTTTAACTTTTCATAAACCCGACGCCGAAGAAGGAATCTACTCGATTCGTCAGTTGAATGAGGAAGCTGTGCCAGTAAACTACATAGTGGCTTTCACTAACTTTGAAGATGCGTTCAGGTTCAAGACTCTTCTAGATGCCGAAATGGACATGCCAGCTTATGTTCAATTTGCATCTCGTTTCGAGTTGAACCACGCATGTAACGTATCTGGGTGTAAATGTCGTGTTGTTAATGAGGGTGCTCTCGTGACACCCCCCACTCGAACAATGCGAATCACAGATTGGGAACGTCGCATAGCTCTATTGGGTGGTAAGTGGTCAGTGAGAGAGAAAGAAGACGATCCACCCCAGTGGCCTTAGAACATTATGTTTGTATAAAATATGAGTATTTACAAAGATCGTATGTACCGGATGATGTACAAGGATATTTATTTACCCTTTGTATGCTACGCATCTAGGAACACGTTTTATTCTCATGAGGAATTGTGTAAATGTGTGATGCAGTGTAAATTCATGGGTTCTCGGGGTAATCAAGCTCGTGAATTAAGACAGATTCGAGGCTATCAAAACTCTGAACAGGGGAAAGACCGGGAATGATACGTTCTTTATGTTTTCTCAAAAAGTTCAAATTGAAGCACATTAGATACTTAAGTTGCATAAAGTTTTAATACATTTAAAATTCATAAGACCAATGCAATACATCGCATTTGACTTCGAGACCTCGGGGCTTCCCACAGGTCGGCGCAATTCTGATGCTCGAGAACACTTGAGCAACTATGATACTTGTAGGGCTGTGTCGTTGTCAGCGGCTCGTTTTTCGAGTCGTGGTCGTCTAATGGACACCTTCGATGCTATTGTTTACCCCGATAACTTTGAAATTGGTGAAAAGTCAATTGAGATCCACGGCATCACAAAGGAAAAGGCTATGAGAGACGGTCGCCCCTTCAATGACGTTTTCCTTGATTTCATTAAATTCATTGGGTCAAGAACCAAGACCATGGTTGCTCATAATCTCAATTTTGACTTGAACGTTCTTCGTTCGGAAATGATTCGTCATAATCTGAATATGGAACTGATCGATGACATCAACTTTGGATGCACTCTACAGCTTTACAAAGAGCGTTTCTTGAAATCAATCAAACTGGTTGATCTTTACAAGGACATTTTCGGTGAAGAATTTCAGAATGCTCACAACTCCCTCGCGGATTCAATCGCATGTGGTCGTGTATACCCACATCTAATCGGACACGAGAGGAAGTTGAAGCCTATCGGGGTTTCGAAAGTCATCATCGGGGCTTCTTCAGTTTCCTCAGCCATCGGTATAGGTTTCAAGAAGCAGCCGGAACTTGTCGAAGAACTCTGGAAGAAGTATAGTCCTTCTACCTTTGAGGGCTCTACAAAGGATGAGGAAGCGCTCCGTATTATCAATTCGAAACAGGTGACAAGAACGATCCTTGACGATGCGACGAACTTCAAGTCGACTAGCAGTACTGATGTAAGTCAGAAAATTCGCGCACTGTATCAGAAGATTGAACATTCGGGTCTCAACCCAGTAGAAATGGTCGCGACGAAGGATTACATTACTAAGACGTTGAGGACGAACCATGGGACTCGGAATGAAGACAAGACTGCCGATTCCGATACAGCTAATCTTGTGAAGGATGACACGTTCTACGAATACAATATTTGCACCATTGAGGGGACACTGTATCAGATTGTTGGACGCGTTGACCGCATTCAGATTAACGAGGATGGATCCAGGACTCTTGTTGAGATTAAGAATCGAACCAAGCGCCTGTTCAACACGGTCAGGGATTATGAAAATGTCCAATGCCAAACGTATCTTCAGATGCTCAAGGATGTCAAGTATTGTAGGCTTATCGAACAATACGACTTGGAGAAGAAGGCGTATCTCATCGAGAAGAATGACGAGGCGTGGAAGGGTAACATCTTCCCCAAGTTGCAAAACTTCTGTGAACACTTCCACAGTATGTTGAGTGAAGAAGTTTAGAGTTTTAGATTTTTATCAAGATATGAATTATTTCTTATACATCCTTTCCTCCTCTGCGTCAATGGTTTATAATTACTTCCAAACGAAGCAGATGTGTGAGGACAGCACACGTGAAATCCTTGTCATGAGCTATGTGAATTTCATAATGAGTGTGACTATGTTACTCGTTATGATATTCAAGAAACCTGTTCGTGTGGTGGGTCACGAAGATTTAACCTAAGACATCTTCCAATGAATAATCAGCGGTGTCAACACCGGAGGTGTCACGGGTTGTGGGTCCGTTCCAATTCCAATTCCTATTTCCAGATGCATAATTTGGGGTTTTAGAGTATACTTCAGTTACATACCCCTCTTCCGGACTTTTTACGATGACCACTTGATCCGGTTGATTTTCGTTTACTAGCCTCACCTTCATTTTTTCACCATAATTATAGAATGCTTTGAGATCGTCCATATTTCTACTTTCATCTTGGGTGATCGGCACCTTAGCGGTCCTGTACCATCCAGTTTCTTGAATTGGGCACTTACCAGACCCCAATTTCGGTGCATCTACACTTACAAACTCTGCCCAGATTTTGTAACCATAAGGGGCGTCGAGATCTTCGTATGTAATGTAGTGACCGGCAACATCCTCATTGATTTTACCGACTCCTGGACGCTCATCTATTCCCCACCTCACCCCAACTTTACGACCTATTTCCCATGTTTTTCGTAGGTCAGTGATCATCAAGTCGGCATTAGCTCTCTTCATTTCAGGGTCGTTTAGATTACCACCAGACAGTTTAAAAAGTTCTTCCCGTGAAGTTATCCTTGTCTTGTATTTATTTTCATAACCAGCTTCTCTAGCTTCTGTTTTAATAAATCTCAATTTACAATCACGGTTACAAGAAGACGTGGTGGCATTGAACTGAACACGACACGCTTTTTTATCGTCCGTTAAGCCAACGAATGCCTTATTCCGTATTACACCATAACCTGGGAGGTCTGGGTTTTCTGCACAGGGTTCTTCTGGCTCAGAGTTAGGGTTGTAAGCACCGGCTTCTGTATAAAACCGGGAGTGTTTCATATTGAACATTTGAGATTTTCTTGGTTTCCATGCGGGTATATCTTCCCAATCCCATACATTCACTCTTTTGTCGAGCACACGCTGAGTTCCAGCTTTGACTTCATTCACAGCCAGACAATCATCCTCAGTAATTTCCGGTAATTGATTAAAAATGTTGTTTTCTGGCATCCATGGATTCCCAGATGTGTGATCAGGGATTTGTAATATTTCACCGATCGCGTCATTCATGTGACCAGATCTTGATTGTGACTTGGGTAACTCATTACCTATGAGGGTCAAACAGGCACCTGGACAAAATTCCTTCATTTCAAAAAAATCTTTACCATCAGCAATGTTTCTTGGTTTTTGCCACGTTGTTTCATTGGTGTTAGTATTCCAGTAATACACATCCTCATGAATACCATAATTAGCATCATACTGCATACCAGATCTAACTTCTTGCCATCCCGGTGGTAATCCTTCCTTGATTCCTCCTTTCTTTGTCCCTGTTGTGAACCTACACGCCCTTTCCTGGCAGGCTCTAGCTATTCCAGGTCTAACGACCATAGAGGTGCAATAGTTATTTTTGTTGCTCAAAGATAAACCTGGGTATGTCTTATTTGAATCATATGGTTTCAAAGTATTATTGATGTAGTTGTCACATTTTTCACGTGAGTCGATAGTGGGTAAAGGGGGTGGTGGAGGTGGAGGTGGAGGTGTGGGTGCTGGCTCGTCGAGTTCAACATCACCAGTATCTTCGTTCACCACTGCACGACGATTACTGTATTGGTGAAGATTTTCTAAAGTGACTGAAGTATTTAAAGCTTTTTTTGGGTTGCTGCAATTTTGTGAATTATACATACTGTATGAACCGTCCATCCAGAAACTTATGAATTTACATTCGTCAGTTGCATCACATTTTCTTCCTGCTCTATCAAGCATCAACAAGAATGGATCATCACCAATATATTTTACTGGTTGTTTATCATCAAATTCATCAAGGACACTGTAAGGACCATCACTTTCCATTGGTTCGCCATCACACATATCCATCCCTTGATGTTTGAGTGAATAACCATCCGGAACTCGGGTGATTCCATATGTTTTCTGTTCTTCTTGCTTGACTCCTCCCTGGGGTGATAGAAGTTTTTCTATTTCATCACCCTGTTGATCTATGACTATCTTCTCAGACAACTTCTTATTTTCAAAGAGGGGCCATAGGATATTCCACAGTTTCTGCATGAATAATTTCAAGTAAATCTCCAATACACCCATTGTGGTTATTAATATAATAATAGAAAATATTAGGCGTATAAATAAGCGATAGTACCACCAGTATTATATTCGGAATCAGCAGAAACTCCATCACCCCTATTCAAATATTGTTCAATATAGTAATTTGGATCTCTTTCGACCAACTTTTCAGCCGCATTAGCACAATCTTCAATCTGGGAATCTTTGGAAATCACAAATCTCTCCCACGTCGTGTTTTTATCTCGTGTGTCACTCAGGCATGCTTTGAAAAGAGATGATTTTGTATCATGCCTATGTTGTGCAGCGTCAACGGCATCTTGCATATCTTTAGCCGATTGACGTAGGGCTATTTCTTCTTGGGTAGTGAGTTGTTCAGACACCGCCACACATTTTCTCATACCATTGAGATATTCATTTTCATTTATACATGAAACTCTGACACAGTCACCATATTCATCCCATTCTGATTTTGCTTTACCCGCACCTGCTGATAACGGGACCTTATTCTTCTGAAAATCATACCAGTTATATTTCTTATATCCCTTATCTTCACATTCTGTTCCTAATTTAGGTGGTAAAGGAATCTTTTCATAGGTGAGTGTGCTGTTGATCGTATCCTTGAGGTTTTCACATTGCCCCTCTCTGAACTTTGTGATACCCCCATCTGTCCACAAATTGAAATACTTACATTCTGGGTCATCATTACACAATTCTGCGGCTCTCTCCAGGTATACCTGAAATTGCGGACCTTTAAAAGAGGGTGCAACCTTTTCTTCTTCATAATCATACACTAGACCATACGCATGTTCAGTTTCATAGGGTTCCGCATCACACATCTGCTTTCTACCCCCTTTTTGGTAATAACCGGGTGGCTCTTTTACTTCTAAATTATCCTCTGTGATTCCAGGTTCAACCTTCTCAACTTCTTTGTCGAAAAACAAATTGTGAAGTCCCTGAAATATCTGATCTATGATCAATCTCAGATTTCTGACAGGGTTTCCAATGACAACTGTTGTCATAACTACTGTATTTTGAGAAAAAAATATCAGTTTATTATAAATGTCATTCTTCACAGTAGTTGGTGTTTTGATTACATCTTCTTGTTTGACAAGTTCTGTGAGATCCGCCATGTCTTCAATGTCGAAAAGCTCTGATGAAAAGAAACCCAACGATGGGGGTGAAGTCATCGTCATCGGAGGAACCGAAAGTTACATCAGTATGCCAGACACTGACAAAGTTCCAACATCGGTTTCAGAATACACTGTTATCGCGTATGACCCAGATTCGACATCTTTGAATTCGGCCTCGTCTTGGGAGGAAAACAAGGAATGCCCAGGAGGGGGGCACGACTGTCTGTATATTGAAAGAGTTGAAAATGGTCGGGTGACCGCCATCACTGATAAAGATGGAAATGACTTTCTTCAAAAATTCGTTGATGACTTATACGCTGGTAAACTTTCTAAAATCGACGACATGATTGAGAACGATTACGAGAATATGAAGAAGACAAAAAAGCTCTCTGAAGACAATAAGCTGATGGGTAAATTCAATGATAAATGGATAAAACTTGACCCAGGGACAACATATGAGTTTGATGATGCAAATGGGGGGAAGCAAGAGATTAACATGCCGATCAGTCAATACCTTGCGATATTGATGGTGATGTACAAAGCTGAAGGTAAACCGAAACCTACAATCAAAGTTGATATGCCAGCCAGAAAGCGTGAAGTTAAGCAGTCTTTAGGAGCAAGTAGTGCCCCAATGGTCGAAAGCATCCCAAGTCCCAATTCGGAGAAAAATTAACACCTAAGTCAACACCTGAACTGTCAAAATATAAGTAAAAATTACAATGAACGATCAAATTAAAGAGATCCTCACCGAACTTCAGAGTTTGCGAAATGAAATTGTTGAGCTCAAGTCTCAAGTAGATGACTCATCCCGCAAACCCCGAGTGAAAAAGCCGAAGCTTGATAAAGTGTGTTGCAAGGGTATTACTGGTAAAGGGACCCCCTGTCAAAATGGTGCAGTGGAAGGCACCGAGTATTGTCGAATGCATGGCGAAAGACCCCCCAAACCTGAGAAACCGAAGCGGATCCCCCGTGGCACACCAAAGATGAAGAAGATCCAACCTGAGCATACACATGGCTTGGGACTTCCATGTAAGTTATGTGAGACTCACGGCGATGTGATGTGGAGTGGTTTGACGGGTGAGGAATTTATTGGGGTCAGTGACTATTTAGTGACGATCGGTGAAGAATCAGTGGGGGTAAGTGACGACCAGTGACGACAGTGACGATCAGTGAAGAA